CATTGTGTAGGAAAGTATTGGGGAAGTCGGAATGTAGATGAAGCCAAGGCGATAAAAGATGCGAGTGAAAATCTTTTATGTGTCGTGGAACAGAAAAAGTTTGTTGGCGTGTAGCACAATCGGTAGTTGCAATTGACTGTTAATCAATAGGTTGTGGGTCCGAATCCCACCACGCCAGCCAGAGATTGTTATGGTGATGCTCCCTGCCCGAGAGCAAGATTTGGGGTTCATAGCCCTGAATAACATTGCGTGGCTATGTTGGGTCGGCTTGCTAGGGATAGCCGAATAAGGTATGACAACGGAAAGGTAGATACCAAAAACAAAAACCAACCATAAGATACTGCTGGGTGCCAGTATAAAACGCCCTGCATTATGCGGGTGTGGTATAATTGAATTATGCGGCGGTAGAAAACCCCGCCGAGATGTGGGTAGGAAGAAGTCCCACCACCTGCACCAAGATTGGGCTAGCATCGGAAGACGGTTTGAAGATGCGTAACTAACCGTAAATACCCTGCCTGTGGTATGCCCAAAACAGGCAACTGAAAGGGGTGGCGAAAGTTGAACGATTACATTGGGAAGATTACATGTGCTGATTGTTTGGACATACTGAAACAGTTGCCCGACTGTTCCGTTGATTTGGTCTGCACAGATTGCCCATACCGTATTTGTTCTGGCGGTTGCACCACAGGTATTTATGGCAATGAATCAAAGCAACGGGAATATGAAAAAGATTTAGAAACGGGGCGTATGCTGTTAAAAGGAACAAAACACATTAACCTTGGTGGTAGTGTTTTTAATGACGATTCTAAATATGTCAGGGCTGGAACATTGTTTGCCAACAACGAAATCAAGTTTGAAGATTGGTTGCCTGAAATATACCGTGTGCTGAAAGACAACACCCACTGCTATATCATGATAAATGGGCGTAATTTGGCAGAATTGCAAAAGCAGGCAGAGAAAGTCGGGTTCATATACCAAAACCTGCTGGTGTGGGAAAAGGGCAATGCAACCCCGAATAAGTTTTACCTGAATGCGTGCGAGTTTATACTTATGTTCCGTAAGGGTGGGGAACGGTGGATTAATAACATGGGAACCAAGACCATACTGAAAGTTCCGAACCAGATTGGCGACAAACCGCACCCAACCGCAAAGCCGATTGAATTGATGGAAATACTGATTGCCAATTCCACCAGCGAAGACGACTTGGTGTTGGAACCATTTGCTGGTAGTGGGGCAACCTGCATTGCGGCAAAGAAACTAAAACGCAGATTCATTGGGGTTGAAATTGACCCAGAATACTGTGAAATAGCAAACCAACGGCTGGCAGAAGAAGACCGCCAGCAGTATCTGTTTTAACCAAAGGACCAAAAATGTTCAACAATCGTAATTTTTCTGTAATTGCTTATGCCAACGGTTTTACCCTGTGGCACTATCGGACAGACGACATATTGGCACGGGTGGAATCACCAAAGTATTTTGACACGGTGAAAAACATTATAGCCGACAAAAACATTGTTGTTTTGAACTGCAAAGATTGTTCATGTATCAGAGAGTTTAATAAAAACAATGACATAATAACACTTAAACCATTGGGGGACTAAATGATTCAATATGAAATCAATACCGTTTTTAATGTGGTAGAGTGGGACAAAAGAAACAAGCGGTATATTGTAATTTTTGAAGACGACATGGAAACCGATTTTATACCGCTGTCAGCGATTATAACGGGCGGTTGGCTTGGCGATAAAAGGGAAGCGGTCTGGTTAAAGTCAGTAAAATGGGACTGGCAAAAAAGACAATGGAAATGTATTTACTTAAAGTGGGGTGAAGAAGATGCCTGATATAATTTATTCTATGATAGTTAAAGATTATTATGTAGGGCAAGATGGTAATGTGTGTCGTAGAATGACGGGGGTTGCTTTTAAGAAATTGAAACAATATAAAAATAGGTATGGGTATATGACAATAAGTATAAGAAGAAAAACATATCTTGTTCATCGTTTGGTAGCAAATGCTTTTATTCCCAACCCAAACAACAAACCGCAAGTCAATCATAAAAACGGAATCAAGACAGACAATCGGGTTGAAAACTTGGAGTGGGTAACACAAACAGAAAATGTAAAACATTCTTTTAACTGTCTTGGCAGAAAAAGCGGAATGTTTGGCAGGATTGGCAAAAATAGCCCATATTCTAAACCTATTTTACAAATAAAAGACAATAAGGTTATTGCAAAGTTTTATGGAACACACGAAGCAGAAAGAATTACGGGAATAAAACATCAAAACATACAAAGTTGCTTAAAGGGTAAATATAAGCAAAGTGGTGGTTTTGTATGGAAATATAAATAAAGGAGTTGATTTTGCCTGATATAACAATGTGTGATAACAAAACATGTCCGTTGCGTAAATTGTGCTATCGGTTCAAGGCAATACCATTTGAGTATTGGCAGGCATTCGCACATTTTGAACCGAAAAACGACAAAGAGTGTGATTACTTTTGGGACATTAAATATGTGCCACCAGAACGGTTGAACAATGAGCAAAAATGACGATTATATTATAGCCCAGCAGGTCGCACGATTGCGACATACAAAAACGAACTATGACAAACACATAGACCTTATGTATGATGCTGACGGCAACCCGACACAACTTCGGCGACATGTGAATAGTGTGCTGGGCAAAATTGTCAAGGGGGAATTAAGTAAAAAATACATTGGGGGTTTGCGGTCCGAAATCAAGTTGGCACAGGCAGATATTATCAAAGCCAACAGAATGAAAAAGATAGCCAACCGAAAAGCCCAGATGCCCAGTGTTGCAAAACAACAGGAAATGTTGCGTATGGGGCTTGATATGTATTATCGTAAGCAAGCCAAAAAGTTCTTGGGTTGTATTCACATGAAAGAAAAACAATTACGCAAATTAACAAAAAATATATTGCCAAAGCCATAATGCGTGGTATAATACAAGAAAGGGGTATAAATGAACGGCGACAGATTAAATTACAGATTCTGGGAACACGAAGATTGGCATGATACTGATAGCCGATTGGTTCCAGTTTATTCCAACATTGTTGATGGGTGCGACCCAACGATTGCGGTGGGCGATTTTGAATTATGCACTGGGCTGAAAGACCATGAGGGCAACCCAATTTACGAGGGTGATTACATTGCTGATTCCAAAGGAACAGCATACAAAGTTGTGTGGGACAACGAACTGGCACAATTCACAGCAATCGGTGACGGTGACCCAGAAGTAGATTTTGTTGAGATATTTGACCTGACAGCCAGCACAGCAAAAAATGTATGGGTGTCTGGCAATATACACACGGGGAAACAATACAGTGCCTTATGGTGCGAAGCAAACCACAGTTCAATGATAGGGTGATACCATGAAACGAAGTGAATACTATTCAATATGCTTTTTCTTGTCTGGTATATGGTGCAGTGTGGCACAGAGCCAGACGGCAAAGGACATTCTTGGTATTCTGGCGGTGTTTTACCTGATTGACATGATAGTAAGTGCATGGAAAGGTGAATAATGAAATACGCATACATATTTGATTTAGATGGCACACTGTGCGACAACCAACCACGGGTTCAGAAATACCTGCTGGACAAAGACGAGGCAGATTGGAACGCATTTTACGACCATTGTGGGGAAGACGGCTTTATTGCCCCGACCTGTTCCATTGCCGTTGCGTTATTCAATCGTGGGTTTGATATTCTATTCGTAACTGGGCGGCGTGAATCGTGCCGAAAGGACACCCTGCAATGGATTTCGGACAATCTTGGTCCTGAAATGGCAATCAGCGAACACCTATTTATGCGAACAGCCGAAGACGGACACAGGGAAGATTATGTCAGCAAGATGCGTAATTACCACCAGCATATTGAACACAAATGGGGTGTGTGGGGCGTATTTGAGGACCGAAACCAATGTGTGCGTGCATGGCGGGACTTGGGCTTGCAATGCTATCAGGTAGATGATGGGGGGTATTAAAATGAACGACAGATTTAAGTTTAGAGTGTGGGACAAATATACGCACGAAACACCAGCCGAAGAAATGCAGTTTTTATGCTTTAACGGGTGTTTGGTTGATAGCGATGGTTGCCACCACAGCCCAGACGATTATATCGTTGAACAATGCACGGGGCTGAAAGATAAGAACGGAAAACTAATATACGAGGGCGATATTATATTTGATGGCTATTGTAAAAGAATTGTTAAATGGGGCGGTTGGTGTTGGCACGCTGAAAGCAAATCGGCAATTTGTCCGCTTGATGAATTCACATTAAGAGAAAGTGAAATCATTGGCAACATACACGACCAAGCAGAACAAAAGGACAAATGATGAAACCAGAAATAGATTATGGCTGGTGGTGGTCCATTAAATGCAGGTGTTGCGTAACCCCAGAGTGGCGAAGTTATGCGAAGAAGTGTTATAGGCGGGCGTTGAGAAGATTTTATAAGAACAAAGACAAACAAGCAGATTGGGAGTAAAACATGGACAATTATGAAAATGAAATTGTAATCAGATGTGAATGTGGCGAAGAGGTCTTGGTTGTTACGCATGCAGACGGCGATTTTTACCTGTGTATGTTTGACCGCCAGTGTGCCAAGTATGGTTGGCGGCATAGATTGCACCTGATATGGCGAATCATACGCCACGGCAAACCATATACAGACCAGATTTGTATAAGCGAAAACGATGCAACACAGTTAATGATGTTTTTGCAGGGTTCTATGGGGGCTGACAATGAAAATTAAGATTCGGTTAAGAACTTGGGTTGCATACTTCTTTGCGAGCAGATACCCAGATTTATACAACTGGTGGAACCAACGGGAAGTGCGTGCCATGAACAGATACCACAAGCGGCACCGTGCCTGTTGCGAATACGCATTGCGTGAATACTGTGCAAGCAAATTGTTCGTGAATCCCAAAAAAGCATGTAATTGGGACTATTACCCATATCGTTGCCCAGAATGTGGCAGGGTGATTCCACGGCGGTTAATGTATAAATACGAAATGCTTATGGGTCTGCTTGACGAATTGGAAGAACAAAAGGAAAAGGGGAAATGAACATATTGTCGCTATTTGACGGAATCTCTTGCGGAAGATTGGCATTTGAACGGGCTGGCATACCCGTTGATAAATACTATTCTAGCGAGATTGACAAGTATGCGATACAGGTTACGCAAAAAAACCGACCAGATACAATACAGATTGGCGATGTCAATGCGGTTAATTTTGCCGAATATGCTGGCAAGATAGATATTATTATTGGGGGTAGCCCATGTCAAGACCTGTCTATTGCCAAACAAAATCGTGAGGGCTTGCGTGGCAAACGGTCTGGTTTATTCTGGCGATATGTGGATGCTTTGGCGGCAATTCGCCCAAAGTGGTTCCTGCTGGAAAATGTGGCTAGCATGCGAAACGAAGACCGTGATGCCATAACCGAAACCCTAAAACGCATATACCCAGACACACAATGTGTAATGATAAACTCTGCATTGGTATCTGCACAGCAACGCAAGCGGTATTACTGGACTAACTGGTATGTGGAACAACCAGAAGACAAGGGTATATTGCTGAAAGATATTTTGGAAACAGACGGCATTGGCTGTCGGGTAATTGGCAGACGGACAGACGAAAATGGCATACGGCATGACGATTGGGACACAAAAACCAAGCAACGGGTTGAGATAAATAAGGACCCGCAAAAGGCAAATTGCATATCAACCGTGTCAAAAGATTCCATGGTGGCTGAACCACTGGTGCCGTTTGTTGAATCAAAGTTGTCTGATATTGAGCAAAAGTTCGGGGAAATACCAACCATGTTCAACCCATACAACAAACAGAAAATCACAGACAAGGCACCAACCCAAACAGCACAGTGTGGTAGCCAGACAAAATCTTCCACCGTGCTGATAGTTGAACCCGTGAATCTTGAAACATATTTTCGGAACTTTGGCACCAAGGGGAAGATTATACCACCAGATGCCGAAAAGACACAAACACTGACTGCCAGCATGGGCTGTGGCGGCGGAAATACCCCATTGCTTGCTGAACCAGTTAAGCCAAACCGTGTCGGTGGGTTTTATGAACAGGTTACACGGTGGGGCATATATGACAAAAACGGAACTTCCCCCACCCTGACGGCTAGTATGGGAATGGGCGGCGGTTTTGTTCCAATGGTGTCAGAACCCGTGGAAGACCAGAAAGAAACCCCAGACGGTGTCTATTCTGTCCAAAACAAAAGCATTTATCTGACAAAAAATGGACAAAAGAAAGGTCCATACGCAATCAACCTGCCAGACGGGAACTATGTAATTCGCAAACTAACACCGATTGAATGCGAAAGATTACAAACCCTGCCAGATAACTGGACAGCAGGAATAAGCAATTCGCAACGGTATAAGGCAATCGGAAACGGCTGGACAGTTGATGTGATTGCCCATATACTAAAACAAATACCCACTGGGGAAGAACAACCACAAAAACCCAGACGGGAAACACTGTATCAACTAAAACTATGGTAAGGAACAACAATGAAACAAAATAATTGGCTAAAATCAATCATACTTGGAACCAAGGACTATGTCAAAGATTGTCGGCATGACTGGTTATACCGCAAATTGTCAAAAACACACACAAACGCAACCATATATTTTCGCAACTGTGGGTGCGATATAGAAGAAACAACTTGGAAAGAGGGGTCAATCTGGCATTATATCAGACAACGCCGTTTGGCTGGCAAAATCAAACTATGGTCCATTGATGCCGAAATCAATACCATTGAAGACCTGTGGTGGTTCATGCAGTCAGTCGTGGAAGATATGCCAAAAACAATGACACCTGACGATTACAAGTTCATGATTACCGCATGCAAAGACATTATACGCATTGCCAAGAAAAGGGGCTGGGGCAAATGAGCATTCACCACCCACTTGATACAACAGGTAAAGCAGGTGATGACGGTGAAAGAGCCGAAAAGTCCTTTGCCGACAGATTCTATAAGCGGTTCAAGGTCAAACTGAAAAAGACCGATACATACCGTGATTGCGTGGAACATGTTGATTATGATGGGGCTATCACCGACAAAGACGGAAACATGCACATATCAAGTTGGGAAGTCAAGTCAGTCAAACACGGGCAAAGGCATGATAGCGATTACCTGTCAGAACAAGTGTGGGTGGAGTTCGTCACAAAGGGTAATCTGGGCTGGCTGTATGGTAAAGCCGATTGGGTAGCATTTGAACTGGAATACAATGGCAAGTTCGTTTGCGTGAATAGAAAACAGTTGCTTGAATACTGTGAAACGAATTGCCACCCACCATTCGTTATATCACCACGGCAGGCATATTACCGATTCTATGTAAGGGGTCAGAAAAACACAAAAGGCGAATTGGTCCATGACATTGTGTCCCTGATTGAAAAACAAGTGCTTTTTGACCTTGAACATTGGGAACTTTAATGCTATACTGAAAGTGAAAGGAAAGGGTATGACATTTGTGAAAGCCGACAAAGGCACAACCAATAACAAAAACGATAAGTGCATGACACCACCACATGTCGCAAAGGCACTTATTGGTTTATTGCCAATCAATTTGGGTCAAACATTGTTAGACCCGTTCAAAGGCACTGGTGCTTTTTACAATAATTTTCCACATGGAACGATTGTGTCGTGGTGCGAAATTGACGAGGGTAGCGACTTTTTTAAGTGCCAAGCAAAGTTTGATTGGATAATATCAAACCCACCATATAGCATATTTGATGCTGTCCTAGACCATAGTTTTGAAATTGCCAAAAATGTCGTATATCTGGTCCCCCTGTCCAAGATTTTCAGTTCCATGGCTAGAATACGCAAATGCCAAGCATACGGCAACATTAAAAACATTTGGATTCTGTCCGCCAGTAAGTGTGGGTTCCCATTCGGGTTCCCTGCCGCTTTCGTCTGGTGGCAAAAAGATTACACAGGCGATACACACATTCAGGAAGTGAAAGGAATATAAAATGGCTGATACGGAAAACAAATCTGTCAAGAATAAGGGCTGGGATAATCTTATTCCCTATGTTAAGGGTGATACCACTGGTAAATCAGAGGCAGGTAAATTGGGTGGCAAAGCATCTGGTGAATCAAAAAGACGAATGAAAACTTTTAAGGAAGAATTGCAGGCATTGTTGGCAATGGACATTGAAGATGCCAACGGAAATAAAATCAACGCACAAGAAAAAGTTAATATGGCTTTGATTATTAAAGCAACCAAGGGTGATGTGAAAGCATACGAGGCAATCAGGGACACATTGGGACAAAAGCCAGTTGAAGAAAAGTCAGTAGTCGTATCTGCACCATTGGAAAGCCGAATTGAAATCATTGAAGAAATGAACAGGCGATTATATGGCGACACCAAACCAAAACAAGATAACTGACGAAGACATACAGTTTATGCTGGACAACCCGCTTGTTGCACAGCGGGCTTTGTTGCGTGACTTTGCCGCATTTGTGCGTGTGTTCCACTTTTACATGGAAAGGGAAGAGTTTATATTCATGCCGTTCCACCAACGCATTTGCGATAAGTTAATGGACTATGTGTTTGGGCGTAATAAGAAACAAAACCTATACATTGGTATCAGTCCCCGTTCTGGTAAATCAAAACTGTGCATTTACTTTATGGCTTATGCCTATGCCATTAACCCGTTCAGCAACTTTATTTATACCAGTTATTCCAGCAGTTTGTGTATTAAGCACAGTAAAATGGTTCGCAACATTGTTGAAAGTGAATTGTTCCAACGGCTGTTCATGATACCTATTGACCCAACAACCAGTGCCAGCGACTTGTGGAAGATTAAGGGTGGCGGTGAGTTCCGTGCCGTGCCTATGGGTGGTGCTATCACGGGGTTCGGTGCTGGGACATTTGCCGATAGGTTCGGTGGTGCTATTGTGGTGGATGACTTTTTGAAAGCAGACGATTATAGGTCAGAGGCGGAAAAGAACAATGTTATTGAAATCTTTGAAAACACATTGCGGTCCCGTAAGAACAGACCAGCCAAAGACCCAACCATTATTATTGCCCAGCGGTTAGCCAAAGACGATTTGATTGACTATATCAAGGAACATTACCCAGACGATTGGGACTTTTTTGTTATTCCAGCCCTGAACGAAGAAACGGGGGAATCGTTCTGGGAAGAAAGATACCCAGCCAGCATGCTGTTGAAAATGAAAGAAGAAAACCCCAACCTATACTGGTCCCAATACCAGCAGGAACCGATTGCGTTGGGTGGTGGGGTGATAAAACACGAGTGGTGGCGATATTACCAAGACCCACAAGATTGCCAATACCAGACCATATTTATTACAGCAGATACGGCAAACAAGGTCAAAGAGTGGAATGACTTTACTGCCATTGGGGTCTGGGGCATGACATACAACAACAGATTGCGATTGCTTGATATGGTCCATGCGAAAATGGAAGTCCCAGAGTTATTACAGACAATGAAAGCCGTGTGGGACAAATGGCACCATGGTATAGGGGTCTGTCGTTGCACTGCCATATACATTGAAGATAAAGCCAGCGGAACACAGTTGATACAAATGTTGAGCCGTGAGGGTGGGTTGCCCATTATGCCGTTTGTGCCAGAAAAGGACAAATTGGCTAGGGTATATGATGCCATACCACAGATTGCGGCAGGCAATGTGGAATTGCCCATGAACGACCAGCACCCAATCAGCAAAGAGTTCTTGGCTGAATCTGATTCGTTCAGTTCAGATTTTAGCCACCCACACGATGATATGGTTGATATGATGACAATGGCTGTGTCAAATGCGTATGGGGTCGTAGGGTATTTTTAACTTGACAGACGGGAAACCTGTATTATAATGGGGGTCTGACATCTGGTTTTCCTTGCCAGTGTTATATGCTTAATGATTGACCCCCGCTGGATAGTGGGGGTTTTTTTATTGAAAAAAAAGCACACTTATAATACAATGGTGTTATCAAAGGGGTTATTTATGTTTGATTTTCTGAAAAAGAAACAGGTTGCCACTGAACAACCAGCAAAACCAGCCGAAAACACAGACGAAGATACAGGGTTGTCTTGGCTTGACCTGTGGGAAAAATTGGGCAAGAAAGTTCATAATGACGACACCAAGTCGGTGGAAGAGGTCTTGAAAGAAATGTTGCCCCGTGGTCCGCACAATCTGAAACGCAAGGGTAGCAATGTCACAATGGACATGGCGGCAAAGCCAGCAATGTATGACAATGACCTGCCACAGTTTATGGTGCCGTTCTTTGACCATGGCTTTATTGGTTGGCAGGCATGTGCGTTTTTAGCACAAAACCCATATATCAAGAAAGCATGTGAAATACCAGCACGGGAAGCCGTGGCTGTTGGGTATGAACTGCACTATTCTGTCAGCGACAAAGACGAAGACCCAAGCACAGACGACAAAGACGAACAGAAAGTCCTTGACGAATTACAGTTTATCACTGATAAGAAAATGAAAATGCTGGACCTTGTGCGTGATGCCAATGTGTTCAAGAAAATGTATGGGCAGATTATAGCCGTGCCATGCTTTTCAACCGATATGAAAAAGGCAATGGAAAAGCCATATAACCCAAAAGCAATCAGACCAAATACATATATTGGCATGAAACTGGTTCAACCGTTCTGGGTAACATATCAATTAACCAGCGAACAGGTAATGGACCCAGCGAGCAGTGGGTTCTATGACCCAGAGTTTTATGTTATCAATGGTGGGCAAAAGATTCACAAATCGTGGGTGCGTAAATTGGTTACTGGACCATTGCCAGATATATTAAAGCCAGTGTATTACTATGGTGGTATTCCATTGACCCAGCAGATATATGAACGGGTGTATTGTGCTGAAAAGACGGCAAATGAAGCACCAAAGTTGGCACTGACAAAGCGACTGCTGATTATTGACGGTAATGTTAATAACCTGACGGCAAACCCAGAATCTGCATACAAGACCATGAAAGGTGTTGCTGAATTGCGTGATAACATGGGGTTCATGGTTAAGAACCCGAACAGCCAAGTCAGCCAGATTGATACTTCCCTGTCTGATTTTGATGCTTTAATTATGACCCAGTTTCAGTTGGTTGCGGCGATTGCTGAAATGCCAGTCACCAAGTTAATGAAAACCCAGTTGAAAGGGTTGAGCAATACGGGTGATTATGAAACCAAGGACTATAACAGCACCCTGAAAGAGATTCAGGAAAACGATTACAATGTATTGTTAGAGTTCCATTATGAACTGTTGTGCTTGTCGGAAAAGGGCAAGAATCTGAAACTTGAAGTTGTTTGGAACGAAATTGACACACCGACTGCACTGGAACAGGCACAGGTTGAGAGCCAAAATGCCCAGACGGATGCCGCATATATTGGTGCAGGTGTTGTTGATGCCGAAGAATTACGGACAATCTTGCGGACAAATGAAGACGGGCGGTATCGTAATTTGCCAGAAGAAATGCCACAGGACTTGGAAAACTTTGGCGATATGATGGGTGGTGGCGAAGAACAAGACAACAAGTCGGACCAAGAAAAGGCGGAAGATTGGGTTGATATATTTGATTCAATGGACATTGAAGAAAGTGACGACCCACAAGAACAGGCGATAATTGACTATGTTGAAGACGATGGAAACTTTTGATGCGACCCAGTTGGAGTTCCGAAAACTTAAAAAGTTAGACGAAGACAACATTATTTGGCGGACAATTCGTGGTAATAAGGTTCCGTTGCCCAAAAACGGCACACGGGAAGAAAAAGCCCAAGCCATAAAAGAGTGGTTTGCCAGCAAAAACAAGCCAGTGCCGAGTGCAAAGGGTCAGTATAGTGTGTATGCGGCACGGTTTGAGCATGAAGCCCCAAGTCGGAAAGCCAAAAAAAGTGGTGAGGGCGAGGCGGCACACGGCGAGGGTCAATATACCCTGAAAAGCGTTCTGAAAGACAAACGCTATTTTGACATGTTCAAGTCCAAGTATGTCCAGTTCAATGAGCCAGAGGGCTTTTATGATATGCCAGAAATATATGGCGACACAGGGTCCTTGATAGTTGGAAAGGGTGATTGGAGTGATATAATAGACAAAATACTGGACAGAGCAGAACGGCGTATGAGCAAATACGGCAATGTTCAGCGTTCATTATCTGATGCGGTGGAATACCTGAAAAGCGGAAAGTTCAAGAACGATTACGAACATTGGGGTGGCGAACAGCGTTATGCTATGACGGAATACCAAGACAAGTTGGTGGAAAAGTTTAGCCAGTTAAAAGAATCAAACTTTAATTTGATACCAACACGGTATATGGTTAAGGGCGAACCAGTAATGGGCAACGAAGACCGCAAATGGATGTTATGGTTTATGAAAGGTATGCCAGACAAAACACCAGAATCATTGGAAAACCTGAAACAATTATTGTCTGGTTCATTGGCGGCAAAGATTGAATCATGGGAAGATATTAAGCCAGCCAAGGCACAAATGAGTGTGGTGGAAATACCAGCCGAAAAGTATTATTATAAGGAAGAAACCCCGTTCCTGAAACAGAGCAAGTATGTCCAGCAACGGTTGTTTGAACCATGGGTTGATAATAATATCAGATTTAAGATTAAGCATTGGACCAGCACATCGGAAAACAATTTTGACATCAACAAGTTCAAGGAAGACCACCCAGACCAATACCAGTTTTTGATTGACTATGGCAAGGCGGCGGTTGAAGAAATAGACAAATTATACAAAGAAAAGAAAGAAAAGGGACCCGTATATGAATGGACCGATAGGGGTATCAGAGATGCGGTGCGGCAAAAAATGGGCAACCGTATTGCACAGATGTTGCATAATGTTGAAAGTAGCCAGTTAAGTTTTATCAGCCCCAAAAACCCAGACCAAGGGTATTATAGCCCACAAAATCAGATTGTTGAGGGTGCTGAACCCAGCGATTGGAACAGGGGCTTTTTCGGTGGCAGGACAGACGAAGAAATAAGACACTTAACCGAACAGCAGGCAATAAAGCACGGCAATATGACACGAGAAGATTTTGAGGGCATTATGAACTATCTTGACAGAGAGGCAGACAATTTTTACCGTGGCAAGGTGTCATTGAAAGAAACCGACTTGCGTAAAGCAGGCATTAAGGGGTTCAGTTATTACGGACACCAAGACAAATACGGCAATGTTACCTTTGACCCAAAGGAAATCATTGTCAAAAAGAGAACCACCAACCCAGCAGAAATACGGGAATGGATACGCAAACAGGTCAAAATCAGACCAGAGTTTTACAGAGAAAATAAAGTGAGGGCGGCATGAGATACAATTTATATCGGGCAATGGTTGTTCAGGACAAAGACGAAGACATTACATGGATAACCGTGCGTGGTCGTCATATTCCCATAAAAGAGGGACAGTCAAAAGAAGATGCCATTAACGAGGCATTTAACAAAAGTGGCGAAAAGTCCCAGAAAACCGACATTAAAAAATCAGAAAAAAGTTCTGCACCAGAAAAAAAAGAAAGCAAGCCCCTTGACAAGGACAAAAAAAGTGCTATATCTAACAGTGGTGGGGGGCGTATTCCAAAGCAATATCATAGTTCATACAAGCAAATGATGGACACGGTGCATAAGTCGGCGGAAGCCGAAATAAGCGATTCCGATGCTATCAATGCGGCTGTTGCCCTGTCTGAAAAGTTGGGCAAGGGAATCACCCGTGAGGCGATTGAAGCCCGTATGAAACGATTTGTGGAATATGAAAAGAAAGCCAAGACCATTAAAAACGACTTGGGCGAACCTGCAAAAATTGATACCAAAATCAAGTATTCCAAGGGCGGCAAGTTCGTTGATGGTGAATATGTGGGTGGCGAATACACCGAAGAACGCAAAGCGATTCAAGACAAGATTATCAACAAGTTGTTTGAAAACATACAGAACAAAATGCCAGCCAAGGGCGAAAAGCCAAAACTGGTTATCTTGGGGGGTCGTGGCGGTTCTGGCAAAAGCCACTTTACGAAAGGTGATAACGCACAATACCCAGCAGACAAGTTCGTGGTGATTGACCCAGATGCGTTCAAAGAACAGTTGCCAGAATACAAGGACCTTGTTGATTCTGGTGATAAATATGCTGGGCTGAACGCATGGGAAGTTCATGAAGAATCGTCTGACATGAAAAAAGATGCGTTAAGAACTGCAATGCGTTTTGGTGCCAACACCGTGTTAGACGGGACATTGGCAAAGACCAAAAGTGTGTTGAAAGTTATTGACGAGTTTGAAAAGGCAGGGTATGATATTGAGGGTGCGTATATGCACCTGCCCCGTGAAAAATCAACAGCAAGGGGCATATTGCGTGCCATGGGCAACAAAGAAACGGGGCGTATGGTTCCGTTGAAACAGTTGCTGGGCATGAAATATAACGAAGACAACTTTGAAGAGTTAATGCCACGGTTTAAGAAATGGACCATTTACAACAATGATGTGGAAATGGGGGAAAAGCCAAAACTGGTGGCACAGAGCAAATAAGGAGGTAAAAATGTCAGCAGAAGCAAAACGCTTTGACCGTATGTGTGCGGGCAATGACCGTGAATATACGCCAGAAGAAGAAAAGGCGATTATCAAACGGGCAGATGAACGCTATGAACAGTTGAAAGCACAAATGGACAAGCAAAATGCCAAAGGTGGTAAATAAAGCATTTGTTCCACCAGCCAGTGTTGAGATTACATACCGCAACGGGCTGATGGCATTGATTAAGGACATGATAGCCGACTATCGTGGCTTGTTCGTCATATACAAAGAAAAGAAAGACCAGTTGGCAATGGATGCCGAGGGGACATGGCTTACCACGGCTGTCCAGCAGAGATTGGACAAACTGGGCAAAAAGTGGGAACAGCGATTTAGGGAATATGCGGACAAATATGGTCCCCGTATGGTGTATAAGTTGTTGAAAAACACCGATTTGCAGTTAAAAAGTATTCTGAAAGATTATTTTGCACAAGAACGGTTTGAACTGCTTGATATGCCCGTGGCACTGAAACAGGTTATCAAAGCCCATATTGCCGAGAATGCCGCCCTGATTAAAAGCATACCGACACAGTATTTGGAACGGGTGCAGGGGGCATTGACACGAGCAATCACGGGTAATGGTTCTCTTCGGCAGTTTGAAATGGAAGTTGCCAAGTATAGCCGTAAGGAACTTGGCAGGGCGAAACTGATTGCCCACGACCAGACACATAAGGTATTTACCACCATGGTTGCCCGTAGGTGTTCCCAGTTGGGCATAAAACGCATGCAGTGGTTCCATTCAAATGTAGGGAAAGAACCCAGACCATATCACATACGCAAATGGGATGGTGTATCTGGTAAGCAAGACGGACACCCAAACGGGCTGAACGGGTTTATATTTGACTTGGGTAAGTTGCCAGTCATTCAGGAAGCCATTGGCAAGCAAAAAGAGATTCGTGGGTTGCCAAGCCAGTTGGTTAATTGTCGGTGCTTTATGAAACCCGTGATAGAATAGTGTTGAAAAAAAACAGCATTTTGGTATAATAGAATCTGGTTCATGGGTTGAGCAGTGTGACCCCAGCGAGAAATCGTTGGGGTTTTTTGTTGAAAAAAACAGCCGATATGATATTATGGTTGCATAAGGGGTTTAACATGATACGATTATTGCGTTGGTTGTTCGGGGCAAAGCCAGTTGAAAAAAAGGTATTGGAAAAAGTCCCAGTCAAAAAGAAGTTCAAAAAATCAGCGACTAAAAAAACAAAATAGGGGGCTATTATGGCAACAAAGGTAGAATCATTGATTGATTTGGGTTCTCGGTTTGCAAAAACAACCGAAGAAAGCGAAAGGTCAATGTTGTTTTCACAAATGGTAGATGTAGCAAAGGACTTAACAGCAGAAGATTGGGAACAGGTTTTTGTGTCGGCACCGTCAGAAGCAAAGCCAGTTATAAAATCCCTTGAACTTCGGTTTAACGCAAAGGGGGAATAAATGCCTAGTTATGTTCAATATAAGAAAATGATGGCTGTTTTAGACGAAGATTCCGACATTGAATCGTGGATAACGGTTAATGGCAACCATATTCCAATCAGGAAAGGACAGACCAAAGAAGAGGCAGTCAAGTCGTTTGTTGAAAAGAAACAGGGCAAATCTGGTTCTGGTGAGGGTTCAGCCAGCCATGGTTCTGGTGAATACAAGAAACAGGAAAGCAAGTCAGACCCAGATTTTGATGTGGTCCGCAAGAATGCCAAGGCGAACCCGAATCTGTATGGTGGTAAATACACCCAGAAATCAAAAGCCGAAGCATACAAAGAATACAAAGCGGACACCGAAAAGAAAGACCCTTGGACACCAAAGACCAAAGAAAACAGCAGATTGTATATTGAAAATGGTGCATTGAACTATGAATACACAGACCCAGACGGGTTGCATTTTAAGGTCTGGGAATCGGGAAACGATTACCCAAGTTGGAAAGCGACAAATCGTTCAACTGAACTATTTGAAACACGGGAAGATGCCATAAGAGCCGCCGAACAACAGTTGAAAGAAGATAAGACCAAATATGGCGACTTTACCAACAAACGCAACAAAGATTTTATGTGGCGGCGGTATAAAAATGGGTTTGAAGACACAGAACCAGAAATGGGAACGGGTGAAAAAGCGAAAGAAACACCAAAGGTAAAAGAACAAAAGCCGATGGACAAGTTAATTACTTCATTTAGCGACCATTACGACAAGTTATACAAAAGCCAATACCTTGACGATAAATATGAACATCTGCTGGGCGAATGGGACAAGCGTATCAAAGACCCAGAGTTCAAGAAACAGGTGCAGAAGTTTGTTGAAGCCCGTGGCGACTTTATAAGTTCAGACAGGGAAGTCAAGGCATACATGTTGGCATTGCAGGACCAAGAAAAAGCGGCACAGGCACCAAAGGCAAAGAACCCAGATAGTGCATTGGTGAGTGCTGTTGCCAAAGCCCTTAATACCACACCAGCAGATGCAGAAACTGAAATTGAGGGTGCCGCACAACACATATCTGATTTAATGAAAGCAAAGGACTTGCGTAATGGCGATGTTGAAGAAACATTATTGGGTCTGGGTGTTGAATCAGATTATGCCGAAGAGTTCATGGAATGGGTAAGCGGTGCAGGCAAAAAGACCAAGGCACCCAAGGTAAAATATGTTGATGCCAAGAAATGGAATGACCCACGGTCTGACCCTTGGTATGCGTTATATGAATAAGGTTGTGTGTATGTATGTTCCACCCCCTGAAATAAGGGGGTGTTTTTTTACCGTTGAAAAAAATACCAATTTTGCTAAAATCAAATTATTGAAAGGATAGGTTAATGTCAAAGATTGTTGATGACAATGGTTTTTGGGTTATTAAAAAGAACCCCATATCAAAAGAGGGTGTATTCCCATATTTAGGACATACCATATCAGAAGATTGCGAACCGAACAAAATATACAAGGTGTATCGTTCTGGTAAGACCCTGAAAGAATCTGTGCCGACATGGGACAATCCGCCCAAGCCGTTCATAGAAGACCACGAAATGTTGGGCGAGGGTTTTACCGCTATTGACGATAGACATGTTCAGGGCGTGATAAGCAACCCAGTTTATGAAGACGGGGTGCTTTATGCTGATATAGCCGTATATTCTGAATCGTTGAAAGAGGCGATTGAGAACGGCAAAAAAGAATTGTCGTTGGGCTATTTTTGCAAATACAAAAAAGAACATGGAACATTTGACGGTGAAGAATACGATTATGTCCAAGAAGACATGGTTGGTAATCACATTGCCCTTGTTGATGCTGGGCGGTGTGGGTCAGATGTGAAAGTGTTTGATAGTCGTTGCACAATGGACAAGTTAGATTTGTTTGCCGAAGATAATTTGCCGTTGAAAAAAAATGACGAAAGTGGCACAATGGAATTAACTGATAAGGTTGAAACAAAGGATGGAAAGATGGCAAAATATGTTTTAGTCAGTGAAGTCAATGCTATCTTGAAAGAAGCGTTCAAATGGGGTGACGGGGAAATTGACCCGAAAGCCGATTTGATTGCTAAACTGCTTGATGCCAAATCTGTTGATGGTGTATTGCCAACGACAGACGAAGACGATTCTGACGAAGAAAAGAAAGCCGAAGACAAATGCGGCAAAGACGAAGATGATTCTGAAAAGAAAGACGAAGAAAAAAAGTCCGAAGACGAAGATGATTCTGAATCTGAAAAAGAAAAAGATACCAAAGCAGAAGACGAAGATACGATTGCCGACATTAAAGCAATGATTGCTGAAATCAAGGCGTTGTTAAAGTCCAAGTCACAAGACGAAGACGAAACCAAAGAATCTGAAAAGGAAAAGGAATCGGAAGACGAAGACGAAACCAAGGAATCTGAAAAAGAAACCGAAGACGAAGACGAATCTGACGATGACAAGAAAAAGACCTCGGAAGATAGTGCAGTTTGGGGCTTTGGACAAGATGGTGCCGAATCTGGTGAAGACGAGGCATTTGCAAATTACTTAAAATAGGAGTGAAACAATGTCTTTACAAAGTGTTGTAAATGAAAAACTTGCGTTTGGTGTCGTTGGTAGTTTTTATGACGATTCCCCACGCATTACAGACCCAAAAATTGTTGAAGCGGGGACAATCGGTTGTGCATTCACACTTGATTCTTCCGACCCAGCAAAAGCGGTTTTGGGCGGTTCTGGTTTGTTCGCAGGTATTGCGGTCAATTCAAAAGAATATACGGTAACTGGTTTGGGTGCTTCGTTGAACTTCAAATCAGGTGACATTGCACAGATTTGTTCAATGGGTCGTATTGTAATTAAAGCCGAAAATGCAGTGTCGGTTGGCGATGCGGCATTCTTCAACACAACAACTGGTGCAATCTCTGCTGGCACTTCTGGTTCAAGCATTGAGGGTTATACCGAAATTGCTGGTTCCAAGTTTGTGTTGGTTGATTCCACACAGGGTGGTTTATCGGTTTTGGAATTGAAATAACATAAAAGGGGAAAGATATGAAAAGTTTGTTAAAAAGTTCAATCCCTGCTGACAAAGTGCGTGCTTTCGCCATGGATTCCAAGGCGACTGAAAGAACTTTGGACTTGCTGGGTATTCACTATGATTCTCGTGCGTTAGATGAGTTCCGTGCGTATGCGACTGATGCGTTGCCAGATTTGCAGACCTCGGCTTCTAACATGACACCAATTCAGTTCTTGCAAGTATGGGTCCCAGAAATGGTTGCTGTTGTTACAGCGGCATTGGATGCGGATTCTATCTTGGGTCGTGACTTCTTGGGAACATGGGAAGACGAAGAAATCGTGCAACCTGTTATTGAATATACAGGTCAAGCCCGCCCATACGGTGATAAGACCACTCTGAACTTGGCTGACTTCAATATGAATTACGAAACCCGCACTATTGTTCGTTTTGAACAAGATGTGGAAGTTGGTAAATTGGAAGCGGCACGGGCGGCAAAACAGCGTGTGGATGCTATGGGTGCAAAGCGTTATGCGGCGGCACAATCGTTGGCAATCAATGCTAACAGCATTGCGTTCAACGGTTACTATACTGGTATCAACAAAACTTATGGTTTGTTGAACGACCCGAACCTGCCGAATTACGGAACATTGGCAACAGGTTCCGCTGGGCAGACGACATTTGCAAGTAAGACATTTAATGAAATTGTGTCTGATTTTAAGACCATGATAAGTGCATTGCGTGTCAAAACGGGTAATAACTTTAAGCCAGAAACCGAAGCATTTACAGTGGCATTTGGTCCATCGGTCATGGAAAGTTTATACACTGTGAATCAGTTGGGTAATACCTCGGTGTTGGAATGGTTGAAAAAGACATATCCAAACATTCGTATTGCCACAGCAGTTCAGTTGGACAATGCTAACAGCGGTGCAAATGTGATTTACATTTTCGCAGACCGCATTGCTGGACAAAAGGTTATTGCACAGTATATGCAAGATGCCTTGCGTTTGGTCGGTGTTGAACAGAAAGCGAAAGGTGCGATTGAATCGTATTCTAACGCAACAGCGGGTGCGTTCTTGCGTGTTCCGTTGGGTCTGGTTCGTTACACGGGCTGTTAATAAATCTGGGTGGGGCAACGCTAGATTCTGGTTTTCGCCCCACCCTAGCAGATTCAGAAAGGAGTGAAAAATGAAATATGTTGTAAGTAAGTCCAGTCAGGGTATTGACTTCATGGACTGGGAAAAGACAGTTGGCGGTTTGAACCGTCTGAAACGCACAGTGAGCATTAAGGGTGGTGCGTTTGTTGCCGACAAAAAGACACTGGAATCGGTAAATGGTGTTGTTACGGAAATCAGTGACGAAGATTATGAATGGTTAAAAGACAACCCGACATTTAAGCAAATGGAACAAGACGGTTTTATGGTCGTGGTTGATAAGGAAAAGGCGGCACAGAAAGAGGCAGAAAAGGGCGATATAAAAGACAATTCAGCCCAATTAACGCCAGAAGATTTTGAAGCGGCAGGCAAGGAACCACCAGTTATTGACCCTGCTGAAACAAAGTCAAAACGCAAAAGAAAATAAGTTTAGGTTGTGTCAATGACCTTGCGGGTTGGGTGAAAGCCCGACCCGTTCTTAATTTAAGGGGTATAGCATGTCAAGTGTGGTTGTTACGATAGAACAGTTTAGGCAAGATTTTGAAGAGTTTGGGGATGCCCAAAAGTATAGCGATAATTTGTTGAACCGCATGTTGCGGACAGCCACGGCATATATCAGCACCCAAAACTTTCGCATTGAGCCAGATACACGGGTATTGCTGATTGAACTTATGATGGGACACCTGATAACACTATACACGGCAGACCCAAGTGGTATTGCCAATTCATTGGCGAGCAGTGCGGCAGAAGAAGTGAGTGCCAGTGTTGGTGGGGTATCAGTTACACGGCAAACCCACATAGCGAATGATAACTTTGAGCAGTGGATACAGGCAACTGGTTATGGGCAACAGTTCTGGGGCATATTGACGGCACAGAACCCAACAGGTGTGTTCTATTATGGGAACCCACGGGTCTTTGGAATACGATAATGATAGAAGTTAAGATACAAAAAAAGGAACTTGATTTAGACAAGATAAAAGAGGGCAAGGTTCGTGTTGGCTGGTGGGCAAACATAAAATATGAAAAGGGGGGACCGAGTGTAGCACAGGTTGCCCGTTGGAACGAGTTTGGGACACCATACATACCAGCCAGACCGTTTTTCAGACCCGTGGTGCATGGACAGCGGACAGAATTGGTCCAGTTGTTGCGTAAATTATACCAGACGGCTTTGCGTAATAACACGGACACAATGGATGCGTTAGGGGCATTTGGCGAAGAAGTTACTGGTCGTATAAGGGTATCAATCAGCAATGTTCATACACCACCGAATGCACCGATTACGATTTACGGGGGCTGGATGCGGCGAAAAGGCGGCAAACCGTTCTATGTTGTTGGTAAGGGTGAGGGAAAGAAACCGTTACATGATACAGGGGTTATGAAAGACAGTGTGAGTTATGAAACCGAAGAGGTTAAAGCGAAATGATAAATGTATTGCGTGCGGCATTACGGATTATACCGAAACAAACTATCACTTACCGTAAGTTTTTACGGCAGGTGCCTAGTCCTATTGGGTTGATAAGAAACGAATATGCCCCTGATGTTACGGTGGTGGGCAGTATTCAGCCGATAGATGCGGACACAATGTATAAGTTGGGCATAGCGAACACGGGCGATGTGTTTTCATGCTGGTTGCATGGTGATGTGGTTAGTGTGGCAGAGATACAGAGCAACGACATTATTATTGGCAATGACGGCACGATTTACAATGTATTTAGGTCTGAAAAATGGTCTGGTTACCCATATCAAGATTGGAACATGATATTTATACGGAGGGCAAAGAATTATGGCTGTTAATACCTATACGGGCGACATAACCCAGTATGTATATCATAATGAGAACATGATTCTTGCCGAGGTCCGCAATATGCTGTTGCGTATGCTGACGGCTTGTGGGTTTAGCGATTGGGAAGTGATACGGAACAACCAGCCCACGATTCAGAAAATGCAGAACAACACGGTATATTTTGATGTGGTGTCCAAGCGGCGTTACGGGGTTCAGGGTTCCAAGCAGTTAAAATCTGACGGGAATTGGTATGAAATCGGGCATTGGTTTGAGGACTGGTTGATTCAGGTTGCGGCATTTAAGCAGAAAAACCCAGATACAGACGATGAAACCACGACAACCAGCATTGACATTATCACGGTATTGCAAGCATGTGTAAATGGTGGTGGTCCGAAATCGTTGAAAGACAAGAACAATTACGACAGTTGGTTGGGTGTAGATTGGTTAAATATCATACGAAGCACAGATTTAAGGGAAATTGACTATGAAACAGATAGTGGCTTAATGGACAAGTTCCCACAATTTGACTTTGAGTTGGTGGTGGAACAATCACTGGTGAAAGAAAATGTCAATGTAAGCGGTGTCAATCTGATAACAAAAAGGGTGTAAAATGGCAGTAAGCGAGAATGATTTTGTTAATGTGGAATCGGGAACAGACGAAACCTATGTGGCACTGGACCAAGAAATTGAAGTATATGATGTTGAGGAAGCGATTGACGACATAAATGGCAGTATTGTCAATGGCAACCTTGAACAGAAAGTTGATTATTTGGCTGACACCAAGGACATGATACGGCAGGCGATTATTAACAAGGGTCAGCCAGTGGAAGAAAATGCGAGTTTTAGGTCTTATGCGGACAGCATTGGCGAATTAACTGGTGAAATCAACAATCAAGATGTGTTGATTACCGAGAACGGAACATACGAGGCGGAATCGGGCTATACTGGTTTGGGCGAGGTCACGGTAGAAGTTCAGCCAGCATTGCAGGACAAGGTGATTACCCAGAATGGGACATATCGGGCAGACACGGGCTATGACGGCTTGGGCAATGTGGTGGTAAATACCCCTGTTATCAACAATCAGGACAAGACCATAACCGAGAACGGGGTTTATACAGCAGATTCTGGTTATTCTGGTTTAGGCGAAATCACGGTTGAAGTTCCAGCCCCAGAGCCGACACTTGATACATTGACAGCAACAGCCAATGGGAATTATACCCCACCGACAGGCATTGACGGCTATGACGAAGTTGTGGTGAATGTTCAACCAGCATTACAGGACAAAACCATAACAGAAAACGGCACATATTCGGCTGACAGTGGGTTTTATGGTCTGGGTGAAGTAGTGGTAAGCACACCAGAAATTAACAATCAGGACAAGCGAATAACGGCAAATGGGACATATACAGCAGACCAAGGGTATTCTGGTTTAGGCGAAGTGGTGGTTAGTGTAGCAGACATTCCAGCAGTGATTGACCCATTGAGTGTAACCCCCAGCACCAGCCAGCAGGTTATCACAGCCAGCAGTGGTATTGACGGGTTTTCACCTATCACGGTTGCGGCAGTTACAAGTGCCATAGATTCCAACATACAAGCAGGGAATATCAAATCTGGTGTGAGCATATTGGGTGTTGCTGGTTCGGTTGAAGAATTACATGGGTTGAGTTTAACGGTAACCCCAAGCACCTCGGACCAACTGATACAACCACAGGGTGATTACAATGCGTTTGACGATGTGTTTGTCAATGCGGTAGATTCCACGATTGATAGCAACATACAATCGGCAAACATTGTGTCTGGTGTGTCAATTTTGGGTGTAAATGGTTCAGCAACGGTTCTTGACGGGGAAACGGTATCAATAACCCCGACAACCAGCCAGCAAGTTATCACCCCGACTTCGCCACACAATGGCATAACACAAGCAACAGTTGCCCCAGTGACGAGTGCGATTGATAGCAATATCGTGGCTGGGAACATACGGCGTGGTATAAGGATTTTGGGTGTAACAGGGAACATGGACCCCGTTGTAAATGAAACCAAAACAATAACAACGAATGGCACTTATGTTCCAAGTTCTGGTTATACTGGGTTTGGGCAAATTACTGTTAATGTTGGTAGTTCTTCGTTGAATGGGAGTTTTCAACCATATTCTGTGTCAGCGACAAACACCCTTGTTCTTGGAACCCGTTTGCCCGACACAACAAGTTCAACACCAGTAAGTTTTGTGGGAATAAATGACATTGGTAGTAGCACATTATATCGTGCTTACATAGGCAACACCAACATTACAGGACCGTTAGACATGTCGTCTTTGACCCAGATTACGGGTTATCAAGCGGCAACATACGCATTTTCAGGCACAGCCATTACAAGTGTTGATATGTCAAGAATAACAATGATAACGGGTTACTTTGCAACTTCTGGGATGTTCCAAAATTGCACCCAATTAACAAGTTTTGATTTGTCGGCACTTGAAGAAGTATCTGGTAGTGCGGCGGCATGCAGTTTTATGTTCTCTGGTTGCACTGGGCTGACAAGTGCCAATCTGTCAGCATTAAGAATTGTAACTTCACAGGGTGGCATAAGCAATATGTTTGATGGGTGTGTGAATCTGGCAAGTGTTAATTTGTCTTCGCTGGAAGACCTTACAGGTCTTGGGCATTTACAGGGGACTTTTAAGAATTGTCGTGCTTTGACTTCGTTGTCGTTCCCTGCCCTAACCCCAAGTTCATTTGACAGCAGAACATCACATTTTGTCACCATGTGTGAGGGAATACCGAATATAACAATACATTTTCCTGCCTCGGTTCAGAGTATAATTGAATCAGAACAGGGATATTCAACCACGGCACCATTTGGTGCCACAAGCGGAACCGTGCTATTTGACTTATAAATGGCATTGAAAAAAAAACGAAAAAGGGCTAACATAATAACAGAAGAAAAAAAGGATAGGAAATGCCAATATCACAGAAAAATTATGTTAATATCATGTCGCAAGCAGGCGGTGGTTCGGCTGTATCACGGCGTGATTTGATGGGGCGTGTATTCACTGACAGTGTGCTTTTGCCTGTTGGACAGGTTGTTGAGTTCGCTGGCGGTTCGGCTGTTGCGTTGGAAAGTGTTGGGGAATACTTTGGCGTAACCAGCGAAGAATACAAGTTTGCGAGCAAATACTTTGCGTATCGGACAAAGAAAGGTAGTCGTGCGAACAAAATATCGTTTGCTAGATTAAGCACGGAAGCAAAACCTGCAACAGTTGTCAGTGCGAAAGGTTTAACATTGTCTGAATTGAAATCAATTACAGACGGCAGTTTGAGCATGGAAATCAATGGCACGGCTGTTGAAGAAACTGGGTTAAACTTCTCGTCAGCGACTTCTTTTGCCGACATTGCAACTATATTGAACACAGCATTCAGCGGTGACGGAATCACATTTGCGTATGACGAAACACTTGGGCGTTTTGTGGGTTCCACGGACACGACAGGTGCCGAAGCCACGATTGACGAAGTTGGCGGCGATGTTATGGTTGCCATGGGCTTTACAATTTTGAGCAACGGTGTGGATGCCCAACCAGCAGTCCAGTCGGTTATTGATTCTGCAAATGTATCAACAAACTTCTTTGGTATTTATGTCTTGGGTGAAATCAGCCAAGGTGAAGTTGTTGGTATTGCTGAATGGGTAAATAACCAGAATGTTAAATACATGTATAGCGTAACGGTTGGCGAAGACACAGCAGAATCGTATGCGAACCTGTTGGCTAACTATGACGGTGTTTGCTTAACATTGGGAACAGACGACACAATGGCTGGCTTTATGCCTGTTGCTGGTGTTGCGGCAGTTGATTATAACCGTATAAATGGTGCGATTGATATGATGTATCAGTATTTTGATACCACACCAAGTGTTACAACCAGTGCAGACAAATTGGCTTACGATGCCTTGAAAGTCAATTACTATGGGCAAACAGAACAAGCAGGCAACTATGTGTCGTTCTATCAGAACGGTGTTTTGCAGGGTTCAATCAGCAAGATTGGTATTTATGCCAACGAAGCATGGTTGAAAGATGCGTTTGTTGCCGACATTCTGAATCTTCGTTTGAGTTTAGATTCGTTGCCAGCGAACCAGACGGGTGTTGGTATGGTTATGGGGGTTATGACAAACACAATCAACCAAGCACTTGAAAACGGTGTTATGTTGGCAGGAAAGACCCTGACACAGACCCAGAAAGATTATATCACCAATTTAACGGGTGATGATTCTGCATGGCAAAAGGTTCAAATGGCTGGTTATTACCTGACGGCTGAATTGGTGCAAGACGGTGACGATTACAAAGTGTCGTTCTTGTGCGTGTATTCCAAGGGTGATTCAATCAACTATGTTGATGGCACAGATATTTTGATTTAATAACAAAAAGGACAAAAGATGGCAGTAGATATATCAGCAATGGGTATCAAGGCAACATTGATTGCCACCCCTAGTTACCCACTTGGAATCACGATAACCCACTTTGCCGATGACGGTGATAGTTTGAACATATCAGATATGACTATCATGAACAGCGGTATGGGTGTTAATGGTGATATGGTTGTATGGCGGACAGCCCAACCTATTCCAATTAACTTAAATGTCATTCCAAACACAGACGAATGCAAGGACCTTGAAAATCTGTTCAAATTGAACATGACACAGAAAAACAAGGTGTCCAGCAAGGATGTTATAACCCTTATGGTTGAACACCCAGACGGCAAGATTGATGTTCTGACCCACGGGTATATCACGGGGGGCAAGCCAGTTCAGGACTATTCTGCTAACGGGCGAGCCAAGAGCAGAACATTTAGTTTTGTGTTTGAAAACGGCATAAACTAGATTGAAAGAAAGGAAAGGAGTAAAAATGATTAACAAGAAAACAGTTGAAATCGGGGGCAAAAAGTTCATTGTGAGCCAAGCCCCTGCAACCGTTGCCTATGAAGTGGCATTGCGTTTTCACGATTTGAACGGACAAGCCGACACAGCGGCGGCACAGTTGGCTTGTCTTAACAGATTGTTGAAATATGTTGAGGTTGATTTGGGCGATGGGCGAACAATGCCGTTAGATTCGGAAACAGTAATCAATCAGCATGTAAGTCAGGTAGATGATTTGGTGAAATTACAGAAAGAGGTAATGGCGGTCAATTTTGGTTTTTTTCTAAAAGAAAACCCCTCTGGTTCCTAGACGAAATGGAACCAGACCACCCAGTCAGGGGCTATGTGAATATAGGGGGCATGATTGGGACTTTGATAGCCCAGCGAGTAGCCACATTGTATGAATTACAGACGGTATATTCGCTGAACGATGCAATGGACATGTATGAGGCGATTGCGATTCCGCAATATAACGAGTGGAAAGCATATCAGGTGCAGAAATGAACAACGATTTAACCAATTTTATTGTTGAGTTTTCAACCAAGGGACTTGCGGAATTAAAGCAAGGCATGAAAGACCTTGGCGATAAGATTGACGAAGTTGGCAAAAAGTTCCAAGAGGGTCAAACACACAGCAAGAGTTTTTTGTCTTCCCTAGACAGTATTGCCACCAAGATAGAGGCAATCGGTGTGGCTGTCGGAACCCTTGGGTTCAAGAAAGCATTTGACATTAAGAATGAATCACTTGAATTACAGCGGTTTAGTTCTGACACAGGCATTGCGGCACAGAACATTGAGGCACTGGGCTTGGCATTAAAGTTCGGTGGGTTCGGTGGCGACAAAGGAACGGCGAGTGGGTTTTTCACTAACTTACAGTTATTACGGGAAAAATTACAGCGTGGCGAAATTGGCGATTCCGAGGTCAAGGAATGGGCAAATGCTGGGTTTAAGATAAGCCCCAATGCTGGTATTGCTGAATACATACAGACCATATCACAGTCATTATACGACTTGGACAAGGCAGGCAGAATTGCCGACAGAATGCGTTTGGCAGATTCGTTGGGCATTGACAGGACAATGGAACTCTTTTTGAAAGAGGGACCAGAATATGTCATGCAGGCATTGCGTGAGGCGGGGGCTGAAACATGGCTTTCTGACCCGACTGTTGCACGGCGGTCTGCTGAACTGAACACGAACTGGGAAAAGTTTAAGAACCAGTTTAACAAAATGTTCAGTGACGAATGGTTGCAGGCGGCAAATAATCTGGTTGATGTCTTGAACAGATTAAGCCCAACATTGGGAACACTTGTAAATCAGTTGGGTGGTGCTGTTGGGGAAAGTTTGCGTGGAATCAGCAACTTGCTTGATTTGTTCCAAGGCAAAACTTCCCTTGACGACTTTACAAAAGCCATAAAAGAGAACAAGGACTTTGCCAAGGAAGTCGGTAGTGCGATAGGCACAGCCCTTGGTGCTATTGTTGGTGCTTTAACGGGACACCCTTTGCTTGGTGCGGCAATCGGAAGCATGATTGGTAAAAAGTTGGGCGAGAAATCAAACGAAGCAAGCAACATTGAATACAAAGAGTTTGATTGGGAAAAATACAAACAGGGCTTGCCCCAAAGTGCTGAATTACCGACAAACACCCAGTTTGTTGCTGGAATGTCGCTGGACTGGTTGAAGAAAAACCCAAACATTATAACAAACATTAAACTTGACCCAACGCAACCGACAGACATGACCCAAAACCCAGACGGCACATGGACAACCCGTGATGGTAGGGGTATGACAATCGTATCAAGAGAGGCAATGTAATGGCAAATCTGTTCAAGAATCCATTGGTGGTGGCTGAAACTGTCGTTGGCAGTATGATTGACTTGCGTAATGTGGTTTTGTATGCACAGCCAGAAGAAATTACCAACCTACCCTATCACATGACGATTGACGGCAACACGGTTAATTTTCACGAAAGAAACATTGAAGAACTAGTTAAGCGGTCCGAATTGGTGGAATTATTTACTGGAATACCCGTGCCGTATTTAAGCGACATTAACGGGTATAACATGTTTGGAATCAGTTATATGGGGGCAGATGTCAATATAAGTTCTGACCTTTGCGACCACCCGTTAGAGAACGGCGAAGTGGTAACTGACAATGCGATTATCAACCCAATGGAAGCAAAGGTTACAATCGTAATGCCCACGGCATTTTACAGCCGTATTTACAAGGAAATTGAAGATTACTTTATGAACAAAAAGTATATTATGTTGCAGACGAAACTGGGGCTGTATCGGAACTTTGTGATAGCAAGCATGCCATATAAGATGGAACGGGAAACGATTGACCGACCCCAGATTGAATTATCGTTGCGGCAGATTATGGTTGTTGAGCCACGGTATGTTGAGGCGGAAGTTCAATTTTCAACTGGGAACACAAGAATTGTAGAGAATCAAAGCACGGCAGAAGTGGGGTATTTGTCCCCGAAGACCGTAGAAAACTTGGGGGTGTTTGATGTTACTGGTGCCAATTAAGAACATACCGAATCAGATATTTTCAATTACCCTGAATAATGTGGGGTATCGTGTCGCATTGCGAACCATACAGGGGCTGACATTTATGTCTGTCTGGGTTAATGGCGAGGCATTGTTTTATAACCAGATTTGCACCCCGAACAACTGGGTGAATCAATACAATTATATCAGTTCCAACGGGAAGTTCTATTTTTATTCGTTAGACGGGGAATACCCGAACTATGAAAAGTTTGGTGTGACCCAAGCATTATACTTTTTAACCCCAGAGGAAGTCAGTGAGAAAGCGTAGGTGTTTTTTATCGTTCCCTGAAACTGGTGGCATGGACACTGGGCTATTGAAATCACAGAAAGTGATTGAGGGGTTGAACATGCGGTTTTCTTGCGAAACAACCAGCACGATTGGCATTGTTAGCGAGGGGACAATAGATGTGTATAACCTGAACAGAACAGACACCGAGTTTTTGACGACCAGCACGGCATTTTGGACCAATCGTCAGAGATTTGCCCAGTTGTATGTTGGTTATGACAATGATGTGCGTTTGATAATGTCGGGGCAGATTTTAGAAGCCCCACCAAACGGCTATCCCGACATGGCATTGCATATACGGCTGTTTGGCAATGCAGAGTGGCAATCAACGGTTATAAATGTTCAGAAATCGGACTTGAAGATTGTTGATTTGATAGATTATGTGGGGTCTATAACCCAGACACCAGTTAATATGCCACAGTGGTTGCGTGAGAGCAATGAATGGCTGAACAAGCGGTTAGATAACTATTCATACACTGGGACACCGATTGGGCTGTTGGAAAAGATACAGGACATGGTTGGTGGGTATAACCCCAACAAGAGTTCGTTTTTTATCAGTATGGCAAACGGTGCAATTACAGTTGGTAGCCCAGAAAGACGGAACGATAATGATGTTTTGTTGATAAGCAAGGAAACGGGTATGATTGGTCTGCCAATGCCAACATACAATGGAATCAATGTGAAAATGTTGTTGAACCCGAATATCAAGGTCAATGACAAAATCAAGTTGGTGTCTGACCGTGTGCCATTGTGCAACGGCTATTATAATGTAATCAAGGTTCGTCATGAGGGCGAATTAAGGGGCAATCAGTTTTATACAACCGTGTTCTGTGGCAGAGAAGACGGCAGTGGCGAAAAGACGGTAGATAAATGAAACAAGTAAATATAAACCCGTTTGCAAATGATTTGTATGGCACGATAGGGCAAATGATTAAGAAAGCCCTGTATTCGTTCCAAACCTGCATACCAGCGATTGTGAAAGAGGTGGGTGAAAATCGTGGGTATGTTGTCGCAACCCCAGCCGTTCAACAAACTGATATCCAACAGGAATCAATACCGTGGGCAGATATTAAGTTGCCAGTTTATACTCCTTTCAGCAACTCGGTTTTAATATCTTGTCCGTTGGCGGTTGGGGACACTGGTTGGATAGTTGCTGGTGATTTAGACCCAAGTTTGTTCTTGGCTGACACCAGCAAGACGGCAAAACAAGGTATATTTACACGGCATGAATATCAGTTTGGTTTTTTCATTCCGTGTCGGCTTGGTGAGTATTCGGTTGATAGTGGGGAAGAAAACGCATTTATTGTGAAATATGGGGACACAAAAATCACAATTAAGGGCGAAGAGGTATCAATCAGCAGTTCAAAGCCATTGAAAATAAATGCGAAAAGTGTTAGCATAACCAGTGAGGGTAATGATGTGAAGATTGACGGTATAAACTTCAAAAATCATACCCATACGGCGACACAGGCGAACATGGCGGCGGTTATAACAGGTCAAGTAACAATCACTGGCGACTTGACAACAGGTGGGGTTGATTCATGAAATGTTTTATAACGGACATTGACAACGACTGGGAATTGGATGCCTTGGGCAATTTGAAAGTTGCCGAGGGTATTGAGGCATACCGCCAGAACCTGTCTAACCGTATCAAATTACAGCAATTTGAATATGCGTATGATTTGACACGGGGCATTAACTATTTTGGTTATGTGTTTGCTGACGGGGGAAATCTGAAAGCATGGGAAGCACAGGTGCTGGACTTGGTGTCCAACTTGGACTATGTGAAACGCATTACCAGATGGGCATTTAATATAGACGGGAACAACTTGCAGTTTGATTTAGTTGTTGATACCGACATGGGCGAAATTGAGGTTAAGGGGTAAAATATGGCAGGCAACTATTATGATTATATTACAGAAACGGGCGTGATTGTGCCAGACACAGAAACGGTGCTGTCTGAATTACAGTCAATGATGCGTGAATTGTTTGGGCAGGACATGGACTTGACAGCCGAAACCCCACAGGGTCGGTTGCTGGAAATGTGGGTCAGAAACCGTGAGTTCTGCATACAGATTTGTGCCATGGTTAGCAACATGCTGAACCTGAATAAAGCGAGTGGGTTTGTGCTTGACGACTTGGGGGCAATGTTCCTGTTATCAAGAAAGCCAGCGAGCCACACGACAGTATCTGTAATGATGAACGGTGTTGCTGGAACCATTATACCAGCGAACACACGGTTAAAAACAACCGCTGGGGACATATTTGTTAATGACCTTTCTGGAACCATTGGTGCAGACGGGCAAACCACAATAGAGTATCATTCGGTAGAAACGGGACAGATTCCATGTGTGGCTGGCACATTAACGATTATTTTAGACGGTGTAAATGGGCTGGAAACGGTTACAAACCCAGAGGGTCCAATATCATTGGGACAAGATTTGGAATCTGACGACCTGTTCAGATTGCGTATTAAGAACGGGCTTAATGTGAATAGTATTGCGATTTTATCAGCGATTAAGTCCAATTTAGAGAGTTTGACGGGGGTAATTGGGTCGTATTGCTATGATAACTATACCGACCAAGATGTTGTTGTGGATGGCTTGACGGTTGGACCGCACAGTTTGTTGGCTGTGGTTGATGGTGGCAATCTTAACGAAATAGCCAAGGTTCTGTATAGCAAAAAGACACTTGGCACGGGGTATATTGAAAAAGGTGGTGTCAATGAAGATTACGATGTTATAGAAGAATCTGTGATTGACGAATCATACGGCACAACATATAAGGTTCGGTTTATACGCCCTATTTTGACAGACATTGACATTGACATAACGGTTCGCCGCAAGAATTACACGGGCAACAACTTGGATGGTGCTATAAAAACAGCGATTCAGAACTTTGTGGATGGGAAAAACCCAGAGGTTGATGGGGTGGTTATCGGTGGTGCCGTGTCGCCATTTGAAATCAGTGCGGCAGTGTCCAGCGAGATACCAGAGATATTTATTCAGGAAGTCAAGGTTGGCGAGCATGGTGGGACATTAAGCCCTGAAACATTAACCAGCATTGGCTATATTCACAAAGCGAACATAACACCAGCAAACATAACGGTTCATATAATATGAAAATAACAAATATCAATTTTCAGAATGATTTGTCGCCAGTTGTGTTGTGGCAGTATTCTGATGCGACAAAATTGAAAGCAATGGTTCGTAATGAGCAAGCGTTCATGGACACGGCTGTAAGGGACTTTTGGCGAGATTTTAACCACGATGTGCTGAATCTGGCGACATGTAATGCTTTTGGTTTGTCTTTGTGGGGCAGATTATTGAGAATACAGCGACCAATTTACATGAACGGTGGCATAAGTTATGTGTTCAATGACGAACAGTATAGGTTGCTGTTGCAAGCCAGAATATACCTGCTGACATTTGACGGCAGTGTAAAGTCGCTGAACCAGTTTTTCAAAACGCTGTTCCCCAATGTTCTGGTGGATGTTCAAGACAATTATGACATGACAGTCACGATAAACTTTTTAAGTGAGATAACCCCAGACATAGATGCTGTGCTGAAAATGCACGAAATAGACCCTGTTACAGGGGAATTGGTTTATACATTTATTCCCAGACCGAGTGGTGTGAAATACATTATCAACACGGAAGTTGATTATACCCGTGTATTTGGGTTTGAGGGTATGATAGACCATGACGGCAACAGTGTGGCAGGTTTTGGACCAGACAATGACGACTTTGACCCAGCGACCAGTGCGGGCGGAACATTTTTACAATAGGAGTAGGCAATGGCGAATAGCAATATAACTTTGGACATTATACCGCAACCGTGGGCAAACGGGGGTCAGCATGCGACCATTCCCAATGGTGCGACAGGGACCAACCGTGCTTCATTCACCGAGGGTTGGGGTGTTATAACCAGCACACCAGTTGATGACGGTGGTTTGCCACCAAACCGTTTGGACTTTAATGGTCTGGGGTATTTAGCGACAGCGGTGGCATACTTTTTGCAGAACGGTGGTTTTTACACTTTCAGCAGTGCCGTATCAACACAGATTGGCGGTTACCCACAGGGTGCTGTGTTATGGTATGTGAATAATGGTGTGCCACAATACATGGTAGTATCATTGGTAGCGAATAACACGACCAGCGATTTGACTGACACGACAAAATGGAAACCATTAACATTAAACCCTTATGGGTTTGCTATGCTGGGAACATTAAGTGATGTCAATGCGGCACAGGTTCGCAACATAGAGATAGTAAGTCAGGAACCAGCCACGGGTGTAGATGGGACAATTTATGCTATAATGGAGTAATAGTATGACCTTAAAAATAGCGATAAATGGGCAAAACAAGCGACTGATAACGCCGTTAAGAACATTTATCAATGGGCAGTTGGTGAGATTGTCCAAGGGCTTTACATTTATCAACGGGCAAAAAGTTCAGTTATGGGGCAATACCAGAACCCAGTTTTTTAGCATACCGTATGATTTGGGTTTTGACAATTCCAATCTGTATATTGACGACAATAATTTATACACACACGGAACAGCGTTGATTGGGGTTCATTCAACGGCAGGTGGTTCGGCTGTTGTATCACGAAGTAATTGTTTGACGACATTTACCATAACCAATCCAAGCAGTGCGACAAAAGACGGGTATAGTGAATGGGGGGCGAACCCAATGTTCAGCCCAGAAGAATCTGATACTGATACCTATATTTATTATTTGGTAAATGGCACAACACGA